ATGCTGGCCAAGGCGGAGCTGGCCGAAGCCGCCGCATCAGATACCGTGACGGGAAAGAAAGTCGCCAATGCTGCGGCAAGTATGACTGCGGATGCAGCGGAGACGACGTCCGCGGTAGCGAATGCCGAAACGAAAGTTGCGGCAAAGACTGCCGAGGGGGCCGCTTCGGCCGGGGCGAGCGCCGCCAGCCTGCCGTTTCCGTGGAATCTCGTGGCTATCGGAGGCGCCATTGCTGCCGCCCTTGCGGCATTCGCAATGATTCCCCGCTTCGAGAAGGGCGGTATCGTGGGAGGCAACTCTACGCAGGGCGACAAGATACTCGCGCGTTTAAACTCCGGGGAAATGGTGCTCAACAAGGGCCAACAGGGTACGTTGTATGGGCTTCTGAACAACCAGGGACGCGCGGTGCATGTCTCGGGTGAATTCAAGGTTCGCGGGCGCGATTTGGTCGCCGCGATAGATAATAACAACAGATTTAAACAAAGGGTCAAATAGATGAAACACTTGCGTTACTATTCCGGATTTTACAGCCGCGACAACATACCGTATCGCATCGAGATATGGCAGGAGTCTGAAACGGACTTCGATCCTGTGCGCATCGTGCTTTCGTCCGACCCTGTAGAAATCGAATGGGCGGAAGTCGATAAATTGGAGCCGGTGCATAGCAGCTCTGCGACATTGAATATGGTATCCATGTCAGATCGTTTCTTTGCAGATCTCTATGCCGTGGAGCCCGGCGCTATACGGCTGGACATCCTGCGCAAGGGGGAATTGTATTGGTCTGGGACGCTCGATACGGAACTTTTTGAGGAGCCCTATTCCTACGAGGATCGTTACATTACGACCGTGACGTTTTCCGACTTCGCCATCCTCGACCGATTGGACTGGCAGGAGCGAGGCATTAAGACCATGTCCGAGGTACTGGAAATATGCCTGGATGCCGCAGGGTTCAAGCGGGGAAGCGTTGAGGAGCACATCACGACGCGACTGCCGGGTAAATCGACCTACACACTCCTTGAGGATTGCTCGCTCATGTGCGAGAACTTCTTCGATGAAGACGACGAGCCGAGCAGCATCCGCGAAGTGTTGGATGAGATGTTGCGGCCTTTTGCGTTGAGGCTGAAACAGAAAAACGGAAAGCTGCTTTTGTATGATATCAATGGTATCTACGACACTGCGCCTACGCCTGTGTGCTGGCGCGGCACAGATGCTATGCTGGGAGTGGAACCCGTGTATAACAAGGTTACGATCACCTTCTCGCCTTATGCTACCGGGACGTTGCTTGATGGAACACTCGATCCCGATGAGGTTCTTCCCGAAAAACCGATAGGAGCTTCCGGAGAACTGATATATACCGAGCGCAACTCCGGCACGGATGGATTTCGCATCACATACGATCAGGAGGCTTCATCGCAGCTTGGCAAGATGACGCTGATGAGGGGCGCGTGCCCCTTCCGCATAGACGCGGAGTTCAGCGGTAGCAATGCCGCCGGTGTGATGTGGGGATTCCGCCCCGGGGATTACTGGCGAGGCTTACGGCCTACGAATGCGCTTGCAGACGATAACGATGCACTCGCCTCTCCGGACAACTGCGTGGAGATCATCGAAACGCCCCGCGTCCATGTCTTGGATGTCCGCGATGCCAACAGGCTTAGGTACAAAATAAAGGTTTCCTTGAATGTACTTTTCGATGTCCGTTATAATCCTTTCGAACAAGCCTCATATGAGAACGAAGAAGGCAACTGGGACGACTTCAAGAACTGGGTGAACTACGGTTATATCCCCGTTATGATCTTGCTGTATGACGACAAAGGCGCGGCGAAGTACTATTATGACAATAATTATATCCGCCTGTCCAACTCGCATGTGAGCAGCGGTAACTGGAAGCCGCTATCAGGCAGTGTCGGATCGATGGAACATATTTCGTGGTTGAGTTTTTACGACCAAAGCGACAGAAAAAGCAATACGGGTTTCGGAGGATGGCAGGGGAACAAGCGGGCGCTCGGATGGTACTCCGGGGGCTTGTCGTCCCAAAAGAGCCTTGACGGGGAGCTCCTGCCGGCTCCGCCGATATCGGGATACATCAAGTTTATGGTGTATTCCGGGGTGTGGTATCATGACAACGACGCAGATCGGCCATACCGCGCAGCACTTTGGGATAAAGTCCGTTGGCTTCTGTATAAAGACCCCAAGATCGAAGTAGTGAAATCCAACGGCAACAGTGTCAACGAGGAGGATGTTAAAGTATCCGCATGGATCAACAAACAGGCAAAGGAATCTTTGGACATCTCGACGATAATAGGGACTGCGAAGATTCTGCTGCCTTCGGGCCGTGGCTATATCCTGAGAACCTCGGACAGCGGGTTTGCGGAGGAGGGAGCCGGGAGCGTGATCCAGACGTTTTACCGCGCGGGAGAAACAGCCTCCCTCGAACAGTTGCTCGCGGGTACGGTGTATTCGAACTACGCCAGACGTATGTCTACACTCTCGGGTACCATAGCCCTGGAACCGTCGGCGGAAGTTTTGTCGGATGCATCATCGGGCGATGCGAAATATATGTTGTTGAGTGAGGTACAAAGCCTGGGGCGAGAAACAAGCGAGATAAAAATGGCTGAAATAGCGCCGGATTCATTTACGGGGATTGAATATGACAAAAAGTAAATTTTATTCCGCAGTAGAATACATTCCGGCAACGTCACGCAGGAGCCGGAATGCAGAGGGCGCAGCAAGCGGCCGGGTTGTCATCACGACTTCGGGTGGCGATGATGCGGGCTTGAACTTCCATACGCACTCCAATTATGAGCTTTTAGAGAAACTTCGTGAGCAGGAGGGCTACTTGACACTGAGAGAGGAGAACCCCGATTATGCCAAGCCGGAGGAACCGGAAGGGGCGGTAGCAATGGAAGGCTCGGAAGATTCGGAATCAGCCTCTGATCCGAATGTCGAGCCATACATCTACAAGAAAATCAAAGCCGGGGATGCAGACAAATGGGACGGACACGCGTTTGGCGATTACATGAACCAGCCGTTGCGCACAGGCGACGATGTGCGTTTCAAGACGGTCATAGGCAGCTTCCGCACACCGGAATTCGTTGGGGGAATGACGGGCCTCGGGGGCCGTATCGACGAGCATGGCGACGCAGAGATGCAGAGCCTGAAACTTCGGGGATTCCTGGAGGTACCGGAACTCCGCTCCAACCGTGTCGAAATATCCATAGGCGACGACTGGAGTGCGGCGGGCGGCGGCCTCATCGCCGCGGTGGACACCGAGCAGCAGCTGGTGACACTCAAATTGGAAGAGGGCGAGTGGGGCGCCGTAGCTGAGGGTGACATCTGCATGGGTATTTTCCACAGTTTAGACCCTTCGGAAAATGCCACAGAGGACTTCGACGACGGTCGCGGCAACCGTGCCTTAGCGGGTTTCGCCACATCCTACTTCCGCATCACGGAGGTCTTGGGCGGCCATCACGAGCAGTTCAAGTATCAGCTACGCCCGGTGTCGGAAACCCACCACACCCAATATCATCCGGCGGCGTCGATGACCTTCGTAGGCTATGGCTCCTTCTCGAATAAGGATCGGCAGACATCCCGCTACTCGACGCGCACCTATCAGCGTTACCTGCGCGGCGTGGACGACTGGGAGTTCAGGGTTGACAACATCGCCGCGCAATATGGCGACCTGTCAAACCTGTCCGTATTCGGGATAGAGATGAGGGGGTATTCGGCATACCTGAACAACATCTATATGTCGGGCGTCATTCAGCAATTCACGCCCGGCGGCGAAGAGGTGCCCACGATCATAGACCGCGGAGTGTGGAGCGCCACGGAAACATACAACCGCAACGACGACGTATATTGGAACAACGGACATTGGCGCTGTCTGGTCGACGGCACCACGACAGAGCCCGACAAGGATGCCGAGGAGTGGGTATACTTAGGCGGATACGGGGTGCTCGAAACGGTCAGCATATTCAAAAAGTCCGAGAACGAACCGGCGAAACCTACGGAGCTTAAAATACCGCCCGAAGGCTGGACTGCGGAGACGCTCCCGATGTCGGATCAACGTCCTACATGGATGTGTACCGGCACCGTTGTCGACGGAGAGGTCAAATCATGGTCTGCCCCTCAGCGCGTATCGGGCGAACCGGGAAACTGGACATCCTATGTATTTAAAAATAGCGATACGGAGCCAGCAAAGCCGACATCCTCCGACCCCATTCCGTCCGGATGGAATGACGCGCCCACTGGTGTCGGTATATGGTGGATGTCCAAGGCTACGATAGACGCATTGACCGGAAAGGCCGGATCATGGTCGGCGCCTATCCGCGTAACGGGCGAGGATGGGGAGCCGGGGCCGCATACTGACTTCAAATACGCCAAGAATAACAGTACCACCACGGCGCCGGCATTGGTAAAAACGGATCGCACCCCCGCAGGCTGGAGCGACACCCCGCCGTCGCTCTCTTCGGGTGAATATCTGTGGATGACGCAGGCAGAAATAGACGCCAACAATAATCTGTTGCACCCGACGGTAGGCTGGGCAACTCCGGTACGCATATCGGGAGAAGGCGGCAAGGATGGCTTGCAGGGCTGCATAACCCGCCTCACGGAATGGGCATCGGGAGTGGAATACCGCAATGACCTCGACCTTGTCTCCAATGGCCCCAGATACATAGACGTAGTTACGATCTATGCGAACAACAAACAGCTGAAATTCCAGTGCAGCCAGACGCACACTTCGTCTGCTTCCAACAAACCGGCGGCGGGATCCGCGTCGGCATATTGGCAACAACTCAACGACATGGTGCCGATATATACGCCCCTGTTGTTCGCAGAGAATGCCGTCATCAACTTCCTGCAAGGTATGGAGTTCGTGGTGCACAACTCCAAGACAGACATTTCCGTGAATACTATCATCGCAGGGCTCGTGGGTGGCGATATTCCACTGTTCGTCGGGAACAGTACACCGTCGAATGCGCCGTTCAGGGTTGCTAAGGACGGGTCATTCGTGGCCACCAAAGCCGATATTACAGGGACTATCAACGCATCGAGCGGAACGATAGGCAACTTTACAATTGACGAAGGAGCATTAAAATCCACAGACAGCTTCGGTGATATGCTTCTATCTTCCAATCTGATTAAGTTTACAGGCAGTAAGACTAATCTTTATCTTGGAGTCGACACCTGGCCGGCATCAACGGGTGGTGCCCTCTATGGGCCTATAAGAGCAGAAGTAAGCCGCAGCGCAGCCGGCGGCACGGCAGGCAATTACGGAGTGTATATAAATGTCACCGGAGCAGCATTATCGGATGGAACCACTACCGCTGCACGTCAGTCCGGAAACCATGCCTTATATATCCCAGAGGGGTTCATAACGGGTTTCAGGCTGAGGAATGTGCGAACCTCTTCCAATAGAACCCTGACCGACATGGACAGCGTGGTGTTCAGTACGGCTACGAGAGAGATTACGCTGACTTTACCGTCTTCACCAAAACAAGGGCAGATTTATTTCATCCGAAAGGTCGGCAGCGGCAATGTCAAGTTGACGCGCGGGAATACCCAGCACAGGATATGCACCAATTCCAACTCTCAAAACAACACTGAAATTACCTTGGATTGGGGTAAGCTGTGGATCATATTGTGGGATCATATGAACAGTATGTGGACGGCCAACTGGTGCCAATATTAACACAAAAACAGGATATATGAAAACATTGAATTTAAAAGAGTTCAAACTGTTCACCGACATTTCCCGCGCCGGGCATATTGTCGTCGATGCAAGGAAAGAGTTTGCCAACGCCATATACATGGGCATGAACGGCATCGTAGCGCATGACCTGGCATTCCGCATCCTCCACAGCGAAGGCGGCATCGAAGTTTCCGACGAGGAGGAATTGATTATCGTTGATACCGCAAAGATGTGCAAGGCGGTCTTCTACGACAGTATCATGTCCGCTCTCAAAAAAGAATAAACGCTCGAAAGGAATATGAAACGCATCCGGATAGGCAAGGACATAGAGATACATTGGCCGATACTCACCAATGGGCAGCAGGTAGCACTCGAAGGGCGCGACCTGAGACTCTTCGTCCATTTGCCTTCGCATATGGACATTCCCGTCGATTTCACCACCGAAGGCAACACCGCGATTTTCACCATCAGCGGAGCAATGCAAAAATCCATCGGGGTGTACCGTCTCACCATGTGGGAGAATTTGCAGAAGAGAGGGCAAACGGCGGTCGACTACTGCAAGGCCTTCGAATTGGTTCCTACGACACTTTTGGAAGGTGGCGAAGACGAAAGCAACCTTACAACGGAAACTGTCAACCTTGAGGCGTCAAGCCTTGTTATCGGATTGCCCGGCGAGAGTGCTTACGAGGCATTCAAGAAATACAACCCGAATTCCGAACTTACGGAGGAAGAATATGCCGAAGCCCCTATCGACGCTGCAAACGCCGCGAACGAGGCGGCAAAAGCGGCAAATGACGCTGTAAATAAGGTCGGGAATATTGACAAACTCCTTGCCCAAAAGGTCGACAAGGAAGAAGGGAAAGGGCTTTCGACGAACGACTACACCGACCAGGAGAAGGAGAAGCTGGCCGGGCTCTCCAACTACGACGACACGGAGATAAGGAAGGAGTTGTCCGACAAGGCATCCAAGCAGGAACTGACGGAGGCTGCGGCGGGCGCACTGGCTGAAGCAAAGTCGTACACGGACACCAAGACAACAGAACTATGGAATAATGTCAGCGATGTGTTTGACGCCACGTCCGAGGAGCTCAACAGCAACATATCCGGCGGGGATGCGCAGACACTGACCGAGGCCAAAAACTATACGGACAAGGCGATCTCAGAAATTCCCACCCCGGACGTCAGCGGCCAGATCGAGCGGCACAACACCTCCCCCACGGCGCATTCTGACATCCGGGAGCTGCTCAACACCTGCGTAGGACTGCCGGAGTTCAACGACAAAACCTACGAGCTGACCTTCACGACAAAGGGCGGTGCGAAGTTCATCATCGACCTGCCTATCGAGATGATGGGGCTGCATTACAACGAGGATACCCAATCTATCGAGTTCGTAAATGCCGACGGCTCCATATCCTCCATCCCGGTTTCTGACTTCGTGAAAGTATATGTCGGCTCTATCGGCTCCGAGATACAGGTTACGGTCGAAGGCTCCGATATCCGCGCCTCCCTGCTCAACAACACCGTATCCTGGGACAAGTTGACACTTGCATTGCAGGAGATGATCCAGGGCAAGGCCGACCGCACGGAGCTTCCCTCGAAACTGTCCGAACTGGAAAATGATTCCGGATATGTGACTTCGGAAGAATTGAATACTGAATTAGGCTACAAAGACCACGTAGCCTACATCCTCAAGGACTTTACGAAGAGCTATTATAATAATACGGGCTCGGACATCACGGATCGGAGCATGGTCGTTACGCCTACGCAGTCAGGCGTGACGTCTAACTTCTCCCTGACCAGCCGTATCCCGGTCGCAGCTTCGGACTTTATTTTCGTGCGCATGAAGCTGCGCGTGGACAAAGAGTGCTCTTTGCGGATCATCACCTATTCGGACAATCTCGACCAGCGGGGCCGATGGTTTGCCCTCAAGGCAGACCGCACCTACGAAATCTACTACCGCGGCAAGGCGGCATCGGTAGCGGGAGGGCTGAATGTGGGTATCAGCATACCCGCAGCCACCAATATCGGCCAAAAGGTCACCATCGAGGATTTGATCGTCACGCTCAACAACTATGACGCATGGTGCGACGCCGAGAGCCGCGCCACGCTGAAAAACTTCGACACGGACTCCTTCACCGTGGACGAGGGCGGGACGGGGCATTTCTTCTCGGTCGCGCAGGCGTGCGATTTCGCAAGGGACGCCTTCGATGTCGTGAACAACGCGGTCACGGTGTTTATCCGCAACGGCCTTTACGATCACGAGGCCCCGAAGAATGTGGCGATGGGTTACCCGTATGCGATCATCAACAAGGGGGCGAACCGCATATCGCTTATCGGCGAGAGCCGCGACGGCGTCATCGTCTCGTATGAGAACAACTCCGTGAACCGCGCCAAGATCATCGAGGCGGGCGGCGAATGCACCGTCGCCAACATGACCGTCAACTGCCTGAACGACGAGAGTTATACGGACGCCAGCGCCGGCGGCCACCAAGCCTGCTACTGCGTACATGTCGATTCGGTCTTTGCCGCATCTGAGCGATATTTCACGACGATTCGGAACTGCAAACTCTTCAGTACGTGCCATTCACCCGTCGGCGCGGGCCTTGCCGACAACCAGACCATTCGGTTAGACGGCTGCGAGTGCGTCAGCGACACGCACGTAGGCACTTCGACGGGCGCGGCCACCATCCACGCAAGCACCGATGCTGCGGCGAAAAATATGGCCGTCGAGATCATCGGCTGCCGCCTGCTGTCGCTCGACGGAACCAAAGCGCTCTACATGCCCGACGTGGAGGGCGGCGCTCCCTTCACGCAGGTCGACGTCACGCTGCTGGGCAACACCTACTATACCACGGGGCCGGAGATCACCGATGCCGACTTCTTGTCCAGGCACAAGCTCACGCCGTGGTCGGATGCTTCGTTCAGCGAAATTTCGGTTATCGCGCACTCGGACTGCACGCTCGAAGCGCGCGTGACGCACCTCGAAAGGCTGCTCGTGGGAGTGCTCTCGGGCAAAGTGCTGATCCCGGAGTTGCAGGTGAAGAAGCTGGGCGTCTGGGGCGACAACAACCTGGTCGTCACGGGCGAGGGCGCGCCGGCGAAAGCCCCCGACCGCGCGGGACAGTTCTATGTCGATACGAAGAACAACGCGGTCTACCACTCCGTGGGCAACGGCGCGGTGTCGGACTGGAAGAACGCTTAAACTACATACAACATGTCACAAGTCAACAAATACGCCGACAAGGCGGGTTACACGGCCGACAAGAACCGCAAGGGCACGCAGTCGGCGGTGTCATACATCGAGAATGACGGATCGCTCGTCTACGACGGCGTGAACGTCGTGGTGGACAAGCCGGCCGCCGGGGTTGGTGACCTCGCGGTCTTCGACAAGACCACGGGAACTATCCGCTTCGTCAAGGGTGCGACGCTTGTTGCAGAGCAGCTGCCGCCGCAGCTTGTCCCCGTGGCCGTGGTCTACGCCCGGCAGGGCGGGCGGGTGCTGATCGTGTCGCTTCGCAATGCGGCAAGCAGCGTTTGCTGGGCGTACTCTTACGAGGTCGCCCTATCTGGCTTCGAACTGTCTGCGGGGGGAACCTTCACGCTTCGTATCTATAATACCGACCACGCATTCACTTATGCCCCGGGTGCGACGCTCGCGGATATCGCCGCGCAGATCAATGCGGACGAGAAGATCAAAAACACTTATGGCTGGACAGCCTCTGTCGATGAAGCAGGGGCACGAATTGTCATGTCGATAAACACATGGTCGCCCAATTATGTGCTTATCAACGTTACGAATGGCTGCCAAATCACCTATCCTCGGGAGAACGTGAGCTATCAGACAACACTCACGGGGATACTTATCAAAGGAACCAGAGAAGAAATTCGCCGCAAGAATGGTGTGAATTCAAATATGGCAGGTGGTGTCCTCGACCAGTTCGCGGAATATTATTCGGAGAGAGGCCAGGCAGCCACAGGACAAAAGCCGGGAAGCGGCATAGTCATTCGGGAGAGCGTTTTCACCGAGGCCGACAACCCCGATCTGGTTGCCGTGTATCCCACCTACAAGGACTACCTGTTCGCCGAGCACATGGCACAATATCCTACGGAGTTCGGGACGATGTTGCAGGATGGCAAGACCAACACGAACCTGATCGGGCGGCTTACCTTCGAGGATATTTACGGCAAAACACAGTACCGCTACCCGGCTGCCGCCGCAGCCCTCGACTTCGGCATCACCGTGGACGGAATGACGACGGGGCTGGAGGCGGGGGCATGGTGGCTGCCGTCGTCGGAAGAGGTCTACCTGCTGATGCACGACAGGGTGCGTTTCGTCGCTGACGTGGAAAAAGACCCTGTAAACCGTACGCTCTTACGCTTGAAAGCTACCACGTGCTATGGTTATTATTATTATGTCCATACTTCATGCGAGATGCAGGAGAGTTACATCTACATTTATAGAGGAAGGGACGGCTCTCTGGGCTATACAGGCAAGTGTTATAAATTCTCGTCCCGCCCGGTCTGCGCCTTATAATTATCTGAACCATGGAAACACAACGACAGATCGACACCCTCGAATCACGGCAGCTCGAATTACGGGCGGTCATGGCCAAGTCCGACGATAGGGCGGCCAAATGCATCAAGTCCGGCCTTGACTTCCGGGCTACCTATCCCCTGGATTATGAGGAGTACGAAGCGGCCAACGCGGAGTACAACGCGAACGAAAAGACCCTTGCGGAGCTGAGGGCCCGGCGTGCCGAAGAGCTGGCCGCCGAAGAAACGGTTATGGACTTTCAAAATATTGAGCAATGAAGATGTATATGACCAACAAGCCCAACGGCGAGCCGTTCTATCCGGTAACCGTAGCCGAAGCCGTGCTTGTTTCCGAAGGAGAAACTTTAGCCGCGGTGCTGCAACGGCTCGAACAGAGGATCGCAGAATTGGAGAAGTCGGAAGCGGCGCCCCAGGCGCAGACAAACGTGTTGCCCGAACAATAGAATACACCCTATGGAAGCATTGTGGAGATTTATAGAAAGGCTCTGCGAAAAAGTATGGCAGGTGTTGATCGGTGCCCTGGTGTACATGTTCAACGCCATAGCCCCCATACACGACATACTGACAGCCTGCATGATTATATTCGCTGCGAACTTTTTCACGGGCCTGTTCGCCGGCGTGCTCGTACAGCACGAAAGATTCATATTCCGCAAGGCTTTCAAGTGCATATCCGAGGCTGCGGTAATATCGGGACTGATGGCCATGATACTGCTCGTCGGGGACAACATCGACAACCACGACGGGGCGATGTCGGCGATCTCGCTCGCAGTATATGCCCTGATATATTTCTACGGGGTCAACATCCTCAAGAACCTGAACCGCATATTCCCGAAGAACCGATACATCGACTTCCTGTACTATGTGCTCTCGTTCGAGATGATTAAAAAGATTCCCTATTTGGAAAACTACAAACAAAAACAAAAGGACAAATGAAAAAGAAATGGATCGTATGGAGCATCGTTGCGGCCGTGGCCGTAGTGCTCGGAATCGTATTCCCGCGTTACATCCTCGTGGGGGTTGTTTGTGCTATGGCCGGATGGGTCGGGCATATCCTGTACACTAAACACATCGTGCAATGACACAAGTGCTTAGGAATAACAACCTGTCAATATCGACAATAGCAATCCAATAACGATGGCAACAAAGAAGGAACAAACCCAATTCGTCCGGGCGATCTATCCGGCGGCCGAGAGACTTTACCGCGCCGGTGGCGTCAGTCCGCTGTTCGTCACGGCGCAGGCGGCACTGGAAACAGGCTGGAAGGTCAAAGGCATCGGCAACAATATTTTCGGCATCACGAAGGGTAGTACGTGGGCGGGGCCGACGGAACTGGTGCTCACCACGGAATACTTCAAGACGCGCGACGTGAAATTCAATGCGCCCGAGGAGGTCGTATCGGTGGAGCAGGTCGCCCCGGACAAATACAAATACCGCGTCCGGCGGTTTTTCCGTGTGTACGCCTCGCTTGATGCGTGCCTGGACGACTATCTGTCGCTGCTGCGCAAACCCTCGTATGCCGATGCGTGGCCGTACCGGGCTGACCCGAAAGAGTACGCCCGGCGGCTTGTGGATGACACCGGCGCCAAGTACGCTACGGCTCCGAACTACGCCGAGGTCATGGCCTCGATGATCGACAACGTACAACGGATCGTGACGGCCGAGGGATTATGAAACGCCTGCTCCTCTACCTGCTCGCCGCCCTTGTTGCCGGGGCGCTCCTCTTCGGCTGGGGATACCGCCGGGGCGCCGCGTCGGTGGTTGTCGAAGAAACGACGCGCATCGACACGGTGTTCTATCCGCGGCCGGAACCGCTGCCCGGCACGTACCGCCTGGCCGACATCTCGGTGCCGGTGCTGCTTTTCGCGCCGCCCGACACGGTGACGGAGACCGTTGTTGTGAAAGTCGGGGCAGACAGCGTGCAGATGAAAGTGGCGATGGAAACGCGCCCCTACTCGGACAGCACCTACCGGGCACAGGTCAGCGGGCCCCGGATCGGCAACCTTCGGCCGACGCTCGACTGGATAGAAACATACAACTGCACTACCACCCGACAGCAGGTAGTCACCCGGCGGAGCCGCTTCGCCCTGACTGCCGGGATCGGGGCGGCGTACACGCCGCAAGGGTTCCAGCCTACGGTCGGCGTAGGAGTAGGTGTTATTTTATGGCAATTCTGACAGGTATGAAGATAATTTATAACGACATCATCCCCTTCAAGGGATACAATCCCGATATCCGGGATGATATTCGGCGAAGAAACTATATCATGTAGCGGATGCCGCATGGGGGCCGGCGAAAAAAAGCCCCCGCCTCCACCCGTGTCTCTCTTACCTTCCACGGGTGACAAAGGTGCCACAACACCACGGCAGGGGCAAATATGCCTCTCACGGTGTTGTGGCACCAGTTGTTTGTAAGAGAGATTACAAAGCTATAAAAAACATCGGATATGTGCAAATCGGAAATTTTCAACCGGGTATTGGATGTCGTGTCGCAACAGACCGAGGTTTCCCGTGAACAGATTTTATCTCGAAGTAAAAGCATGGAGGTCGTGGATGCACGATGTATTTTGTTTCGGCTTTTACAAGAACAAGGGTTATATCCGGGGCAGATTGCAACACAGGCGAGGAAGACCCCGGCAGCTATACGCTATCTTTTGTCGCATTTCGAAGATCGGGTAAAATCGAACAAAATGGTGAAAATATATTTGCAAAATATCAGAAAATGCATCGGAAGCAGCTGATTGGCATTCAGTCGGTAAGTAGTGATATTTGTGGTGTAGTTCAAATGCTACCTCAATCGCCGAAGAGGTAAGAGGCGGATTATTCACAATAAGTTATGGATTCCAACTTAACGACTGCCGATTTTTTGGCGTTGGAAAATCGAGGATTCGGCCGTGGTTACGACGACTACGGCTGTCGTCGCCACGGTGCCGCTACGACGGGTATCGGTCTCGCGGCCGGCCTGGGCGGAGGCGCCCTGCTGCTGGCCCTTGCCGGACTTTGGGGCGTAAACCAGGCGTCGAAGGCTCGCCAGAAAGCCGCTGAAGCTGCGGCCGCCGGTAACAAGAGTGCCATCGACATCCTCGCGTCGCAGACGCTTGTCGAGCGTCAGTCGCGCGAAACGTGGCAAAACAACCATGCGCCTACGATCAGTCAGTACGTCGATGTACGGGCAGGTGCTGGGGCAGGTGCCGGGGCCAATGCCCTTGCGACCGCCGAGGCGTTGTCGATCATCGCCAACAGTGGACGCAACGGGCAGGTATGCCCGCAGCCTGTGGCACTGTATCAGCCGGCGATGCCGTGCTCGTGCAACACGTGCGGTAATTAAACCGCACCGGGGAGGCGGAGACCGTACGATCTCTGCTTCCCTTCTTTTTATCGACTTTTAAATAGGATCTATATGTTTGGCAAGCCGCAGATCGACCTTACACAGATACGGGCAACATCGAAATTATCATTGAAGATGTCATGTCTGGCAGCATGCGGGAACGATGTGGATAAGGCGGAGAAATTATATCGGTTCATCGCCGAGGATCTTTCGAACCTCCCTGATATCGATCCCGCAAAAGCTTCCGTAGTGGAGCAGATAAAAACAGGTGCAAACGATTTGTTCGGATGGATCGGCGAGCATAAAGGCGATATCATCGAAGGGTGGAATTTCCTCCAAATGATCCGCGGCGGCGCGCCGCTTCCATTGGCTTCGGCTCCCCCGATTGATATTCCTCCAATTCCGGATAATCAGTAACAACCGTTATGAAACCCTATAAAATCGAATTCTACATATACGCCGAATCCGAGGAAGAGGCCCGGGAGGTAGAACGTGCTGCACACGCTTTTGTATCCTCCAACTATCAGCAGGGGATAATCGTATCTGCCCGGAAGCTGATCGATGCCCTCAGTAGATTCAAAGACAACTTTTTCGTTAAAACATTTTTACGATGAACGAACTATATAAGCTTATTCTGAACGTGCAGGAGATTGTCAAAGCCAACAATATGTTCCTGCAATCCTTCGAACAGCGTATCGCTGCGATGGAACAAAAGATCGCCGCCATGGAGAAAAACATGGTGCTCGAAATACCCGACTCCGAGCCTTACACTCCCGGCGCGGAAGAAAATCAGATGTAGTAGGGGGTGAACCAAAAAAAACATATTATGAGTTGTAACAAAATTCCCGCGGCAGTCATCACTCCCGTCCTTGCGGCCGGGGCTGTCGCATCGCCGTATTTCGTGGCGGTAAACATTTCGCAACGGCTGTGCACTCCGACCTGTGTCGGGAGCACCCCCGTGTTCGATCCGAAATTTTCATTGAAATCCGTGGCACAGGTAGGGGCGGATCAGTACATGGCGACGATTCACGTTGAGGGCATCATTGCCTACGTTCCGTGTAACGGAGGTTGCAATTGCACCAAGCAGCAACCGCTTTCGCAGGATTTCACGATTCCGATTCAGGCATCCTCCGCCCCGACGGTAACGATCGAGGCAGGCGCGGCGACGAATGCTGTGGCAGCGGCTCCGTGTCAAGTTTGCTCGCGGGCCTTCGTTTCGGAAACGCCGCTGGCGATCACTGTGGCAACATCAACACCTGCATGATGATTACCGGGATAGTCGTAGCAACAGTTTCTATGATCGTGATCGCTTTGGCGCATCATATGGGATTTATCGAGAAGGCATATGCTGTCTGCGGCGACATTGCCAAGTGTCCTATGTGCTGTTCGATGTGGGGAACACTCGTCGTGTTACTACTCTCCGGTCACGACTTCATGGAGGCTGTTGCGCTATCCTTCATCGTCGCATATTTATCCAACTGGTTCGGATTGCTGCTTGCGTGGCTTTCGATAAAATACGATGTAATATGGCAAAGAGCAAACCGGAGCCCCCGAAGCAGGGGCAGGAGCAAAACACCCCGGCCGGGACGAAAATCACCCGGCCGAGAATAACGAGAACGATTTACAAACCGATACCTCGCTTTAACAGCGGGTGTCACAACTGCTGAAATTATGGAAGAGATGCAAAGCAGATTCGATGAATTGGTGGCAAAGATCGCCGCATCGAAAGACCCGGACAAAATGAGAATGCTCATGTGTGCCGACGCGTGGGGGTTCAAACAGATGGCAACCATGCAGCCCAAAATGGCCCAGAAATGGCTCGATAAGATCGAAGCCTCGGAGTGGCATAACTATCTTTCGCCCGAAGAGGCGGAGCAGGTGGTCTCGGGGCTTGTCAACCAGAGCGGAACGAAAGGCCCCAAATGGCCGATGCCGCAATTCGAGGCGGTCGTAACGTCCCTTGGTAGCCAGATGCAGGAAGCGCCGTATTACAATAAATACGCGCTGTGGGCGACAGCAAATATGATCTACTCCGATCATGCTAAATCGCTTTCAGAAGTTGTGTCTGAGGCTGATATGCCGAAGGTCGTCTATAAAATGGCGGTCGAAAAACTGAAAGACCCGGATAGGCCGCGGTTCGCCAGGCCTTATTTCGGGCTATAAGGCGATAGGATATCGTTTTACGGCGGTGCTTCTGGCATCGTCGTTTTTTTGAACCCGTTTTATTTCAGAATCGTTTTTGTGTCTGGCGTTTTTCGAAAGCGTTTTTGCCGGTGAAAATTTCCAGACCGTTTTTTCTGTCGGAATTTTGAAACCGTTTTTATCCGGCGTTTTTCCAGACCGTTTTTTCTGTCGGAATTTTGAAACCGTTTTTATCCGGCGTTTTTCCAAATTGTTTTTTCTATCGAAATTTTGAAATCGTTTTTCTCCGGCGTTTTTTCGAAGATGTTTTTGCGGCAAAATTTCAAAACCGTTTTTCCCTGACAGCTTTAGATTGTTCTTTTAGTTTAGATTATTCTAGGGGAAAACACCGGAAAGATGCTTGAAATTGTTCTATTGGTTTTATTTTGTCGTCTCAGTCGATTGTCGGGCGGATGCTGATGGCGGTATCGTGCCCCGTGATATAATATATAATACTGGGAGTTTTAGATTTGCTATATTATAAATAAAGTTGTATCTTGCAGACACCACTTATGGTGTTAACATAGTATATAGCCTGGACGCAGGCATTCGCCCCCGGTCTCCTGCGAAGGACAGCCGGGGTTTTCTTTGATTGGGCTGTGGATGTTGAGGTAAACGGAATTCGGGTTGCTGTGAGTATGAAAAGCAGCTGCGCGGGCTGCGAATCCCTGCGAATGTGGCCAGGGTGAAAAAACTTTGCGAATGTGGCTGCGAATATCTTTGCGAATGTCCGAGGCTCTGCGGATGCTCGCAACTTTGCGAATGTCGCTGCAAACGTTCATGGCTGCGAATGTCGCAAATTTTGCAAATATTCGCGACAAAAGCGGCAGCGAACCCCGGGCATGAAAAAAGCGGGGAATTTCCCCGCCTTTCTGTCCTTTCCTTTGGGGTTATGCTTTCGTATAGTGGTAGCGCATGGACATTATTTGTACTTCTACAACCTCGCCCAATACCTTGTATATTATTCTATGTTCCGCGTTGATCCGGCGCGACCACATGCCCGATAATTCATATTTAAGTGCTTCCGGTTTTCCGATCCCCGTATAAGGGTGCGCGGCGATGTCTTCCAGGATTGCAGCTATTTTTTTTATTGTGCGAGTTTGTCCACTCTTCACAAAATAGGCGTAATCCATTTGCGCCTGTTTGGTTAATACTATTTTATACATTAGGCGATACGGTTCAGAAAATCGGAAATACTTTCGCCGTCCTGCTGGGAGACAAAACGCCCCTCCTTTATATCGCGCTCGCCCTCGCGGATTGCTTCCATCATCGCGGGCGACGCCATTATGTACTCGGTTTCCTTTATGGCGTTATACTCGTCCAATGATATAAGCACGGCGCCGGTGTCCCCGTCTCGGTTTATTATAACGGTGTCGGAGTCGTTTATGACTGCATCCAAATATTTTTTCAAATTATTCCGCAAGTCTGTAAAATTTGTTGTCCTCATAGCTTTATTGATTTTGTGTGTACAAATATAAGTACTTAAAACGGTACCCGCAAATAAAACGCCGATTTTCTTGCATTGGTATATGTCCGGGTAAAAAATTTCGCAAAAAAATCCGAAAAATATTTGTTTGTTCGAAAAATATATCTATCTTTGTAGTGCTTAGTTATACGAAAGGTGCAGCGGCACCGAATTAAGGTGCATTTTTTATGCACATATAGCCAGTATAGGCGGCGTTTCACCCCGTGCGTTTGTTGTAATGACGACGCAAGCACCTTTCTAAGTGACTAAGCAGCGGGTAAGAGAAGCGCCGCCTTTTTCTGTTTCTCAAATAAATGCTTAGTCACATCATGAAAAGCCAATCGAACAACGCGGCTACTGCTGCGAACAACTCCAACAACTGGAAGAACGAAGTAAACGAAATCCGGGCACGTCTGGAAGCCGTTAAAACACGGTCGTGCTGGGATCGAGGCGTGAAAGGTTTTGCGCTCAATCTGCTGAGAAGCTACATAGACATTTGCGAGTATTGCGATAACAACGGCCGACCAATTCCGGAATTCAATGAAGAAACATTATTAAACGGTGCGGACGACTGGAACGCCTATTGTTATGGCGGGGGCGCGCTGATCTACAACGGAGATATAGCCGAGGCCCTTTGTACGCCGTCAATGCTCAAGAAAAAAGACGGCGGGCGACAGGATCCGAATGCGGGCGAGATTTGGATGGATGTGCAGGTACGCGCATATTATCAGGCATTCCGTTTGTTGAAGTCTTGTGTTAAATCCACTTGCACACAAGTTGGTACATGTAGATAAGTTCTCTTGCGAGGAATAAGCCACAAAACAACACTTTGCCCCTATTCGTTCCGCGTTGCGGAGGCGTACCGGGCGGCTGGGATAGGGGCACGAAACCACAAAAACCACAGAAAAATGAAAAGAGTGACATTGGTAGCAGTGAATGACGGGAAGACATTCCCGAATGTATCGTGCGCGTTGATCTATTTGCAAGGGCAAATAGAAGCGTCGATAAAAGGCATTTGCCGGAAACTGTCCCGGATGGATGATCCGGGAGCGATTTCGGAGTATCTCCGCCAGAATAAGAAAATCCTTGCGTACATGCTTGAGATAGAATCGGAGATAGACGAAGGATTGGCGTTAATGTCAGAAACCAAATAGCCCTATGAAAGAGACAAATACAATGATTAAGGCCGCGGTGCTGGTGGTACTAACGGCTTTGTGTTGCTGGATCCTGTTCCGCTTTACGTTACGTGTGGAAGCAGTGCACCAAACGAACACGGGCTATATTGTCGAGGTTTCCGCACTTGGGCGAATAGATATACACGAATGTAATTAA